GTCTAGAGCAGTATCAAAGTATTAAAAAAAAAATGTCATTCTTAGAGACTGAATTACCTAGAGAACTAAAAAACAATAAATTTAAGATAGGTGACAATTGGTATCGATTTGAACTTAAAGCACAAAATTTAATATTTGCAGAGTATATAAATATTATGGAAATATTACAAAGTGCTAAAGATGACCAGGAAGCTATATTTAATAACCTACATAGAATACTAACTACTATTTGTAGACCTATTAAGAAACGTTTTTTTATATGGCATAATATTAAAATGGATGCTGAGTTGATAAGGGAAACACAACAAAACTTTTTTGATAATATGCCTATGACTATAGCTTATCCTATAGGGGTTTTTTTTTACACTCACTCGGAGACCTTAACGGAAATTATAAAAACCTGTTTGATGGAGGAAGCAGAGAGACTGAAGAGAGAAGCGGAGACAGAGATAACTTCAATAAAAGGTGGGGATGGTGGCAAACACTAGATAACTTAACTAATAGTAGAATAGACAAATGGGATATAGTTTTGGAATGGAATGTAATAAAAGCGTTAAATATAGTAGCTTACTATAGTGATAAACAAAAAGTACATATGCAAATACATAAAGACCAAATGCAAAAAATGAAACGTAGATAATGAGTGAACAGTTAGACATATTCGGCTTTGATGTTAACCAACTAGAAGAGGTTAAAATAGATAACCCTAGTACACTAGCTGAGGTATTTAACAATATTGCTGCGGATATGGTTTTCTGTTTAAAGCAGTCAGTACAAAAAGAAAAGCTAACTTATAAAGGTGGGTTACTAGAGTCTATTAAAATGCCAGTTAAGATGTTTGGTTTTAGAATGGTAGCTACTTTGTTTTTAGCTGACTACTACGACTTTCTTAATAAAGGGGTTAAAGGTATAGGAGGAAAGAGAAAGAGTGGAAAGTTAAAAGGTCAAGGATGGGAAATTAAAGCTCCAGACAGTCCTTACCAATTTAAAAAAGGTCCTAGCGTTAATCATATTAGACAATGGGCTAAAAGTAAAGGCTTAAATGAGTACGCTGTTAGAACGTCAATAGCTCATAAAGGAATTAGACCTAGATTCTTTTTTGACAACTGTATGAAAGAGACTTTTTTTGGTGAGACATTTGACAGATTTAAAACAGACATAAGAGTAGTGTCTGGTGAAAGAGTAGCAAAAGGATTAAAAGAAATATTAAAAAAATGAGTTTAGAAGTAAAACACTACCCACAGGATTATAGAACAGTATACAACCCTATAGACATAGTAGTAAAAGAAACCTCATCAACTACTAGAAACTATGAGGGGTTTTCTTATTTAATAGATGTTTATAGAGGTAGTTTTGCCAGTGCTAATTTAATAGGCAGACTTAAAGTAGCTCCAGAGGGAGACGGGGGATTTGGTAGGTTTGATATTTCAGGTATTACAGAAAGTTATTTAACTAGTAGTTTAGGAGTTATTAATGGAGTTACTATTAATACGCATTCTGCAGCTGTAGAAAATTATCAAAAATTTATAATTAGTTATGGATGGCAGCACTATAATGGAGGCACTTATACTATTAGTATGAATCAAACGGTAACTATGCCAGACTCTTCTAGTGTTACTGAGTCTAGTTTAATTACTTTAAATGCTAGTCTACCTAACTATAGAAGAGACGTAGTTAATTTTTATGATTGGCAAACTACAGACTATTATTTAAAATATATACCTACAGCTGTCTCACTTGCATTAAGTACAAAAAAATTTTTAACTAATTCACCAAATTATTTACCAACGACAGATGTCACATTTAAACCTACTAGCTTTAGTAGTAAAAGCCAAAAAGTTAGATTAACAGACGAAGGCTATATATATTGTTTAGCTAATACAGATATTAAAAAGGTTTTGTATACTATAAAAAACGGGTCAACTATATTGCCAAAAACATTTACAACAACTATAAATCCGGCAGCAAATATCGAGCAAATTAAAATACCTTCAGCACCCGCTACTATAAACGCTATTGACCCTGTAAACCTCACCTCTGGCTCGCAGCCCGTTATTACTAGTACTACTACGGATTACTGTATTTTATTAACTAATGCAGCTGGCGAACATATGACTGAATATTTTAGTTTTAAAATAGATACTGACTGTAGATATCAAACTAGAAGACTAGAATTCTTAAATAGTCTTGGAGGCTTTGATTATTATAATTTTACTAAGGTGTCTAGACATAGTGAGGAAATAGACAGAAAGTTCTTAAAAGCTAATCCTAGTGACTTAAACACTTCTACAGGTGCTATAGAGTATTCTATTAGTAATAGAGAAAAAATACAATACTATACTAAGTCAACTAGTAAGATGAAATTAAATTCAGACTGGGTAGATGTCGCTACCTTTAACTGGTTACTAGAACTTATAGAAAGTCCAGAGGTTTATTTATTAGATGAGTATACAACCCCTACAGGAACTACTGAAGTAAGACGAATTCCAATTAAAAACATAGAGGGCAACTGGGAAGAGAAAGTAAGTAGTACAGATAATATATTTAATTTAAGTATAGACCTAGAGCTAAGTATGGATAACTACAGACAAAGATTTTAATAAGTAAAATGTTAAAAGAGGAATTATATATAAATGGTCAAAGCGTAGAGTTAATAGGGTCTTTAAATCCTAACTTAACTTTTAATATTGCTGACATAGCAAAGCCAGACACTAGGAAAGCAGACTTTTCTAAGACTATAGAATTACCAGCTAGTAAGAAGATTAACAAAATATTTGAACATATATTTAATTTAGATACTGACCTACAAACCTTTAACCCTAACTTAAAGACTAATGTAACTTATTTAGTAAATGGTGAGGTCCAAATAGATGGTTACTTACAAATAAAATCTATTAAAAATTTAGACGGTGAAATTATTTACAATTGTATTATAATAGGAAGAGTAGGTAACTTTATAGCTGACTTACAAAATAATGAATTAACAGACTTAGACCTAAGTTCTTTAGACCATACTTATACTAAGGCTAATCAGTCTGCAACTTGGAATTTACCTTTAACTACTGACTACGTATACCCTATGATTAACTATGGTGTTAATTATGGAACTTTAGAGGCTGGTACTGAAAATTGGACTGTTCCTAGTTTATATCCAGCTATAAAAGCTAAGAAGTATATAGACGCTATTTTTGCTAGTGCTGGCTATACTTATACTAGTAGCTTTTTTAATAGTACCTTATTTAATACTTTAATAATTCCTTTTAACAATAAAGAATTTAATCTAGATGACACTGCTATACAAGATAGAATTATAGAAGTTAATACACCACAGGAAACCTCAGCATATAATGCTTTTGTAACACCTGTTCAAACAACTTCACTCACTAGTTATGGTGCTAATTTTATTAGATTTAGTAATGAAGTAAGAGATACTGGTAATGTTTACGATGTTCCTAACGGTATTTTAGAGATACAAGTCGGTAAAGCTGG